CAGGTCGTCATCTTCTTCTTTGGGGGCAGGTTTAGATTTCTTTACCACACGCTTAGGTGCTTCTTCCTCTTCCTCTTCAACTGGCTCCTCTACCTTCTTGGTAGGTTCCTCAGCTTCTTCGAATAGGCTAGGCTTCTGCTCTAACGCAGGTGCATTCGCAGTGTCTGTCTGGTACACAGTAAGGTCAATAGCCTTCTTGGTCTCAGGTGCGTCACGTAGCGCGACCACTTGCTCTAACTCTTCCTCGCTCAAAGGACGTATCGGTTTAAAGAACAGCTTTGGCACATCACTGTCTTCGTCAAAATACATCTCTGTAACGACGGCAATAGCGGGAGTGTCATGTGCACGTAAGTACCTAGCGTAGGCTTGCATAGGCATCTTCTTGTTTTTGGCATCACCGAACACACTGGTAGCCGCTAACTGCAACTGATACACCGTATCTAACTTACCCTCGATAGCAACTGCAATACGCTGTGAGAATCGGCATGCACGTGAATTGCCTTGACCAGAACCTTTTACATTCATCGGGCAGTCAATACATTTCGCAGACTGACGCTGAGCTTCTGGTACTTCTTGTGCGGGGGTCTGGGTATCTTTAGACCAACACGTTGGTGGCACTACCTTAGTAGAATCGTATTCACCTTCATAATACGTTCTTGATACGGGTGCGGCATCCACAATCACGATGTTAATACTGTCGTCTTTACTGACGTTAACCTGTTCGCCGTTTACGATCTCGCGGAATTTACTCCCTTTGATGCTGATACGGCGATTGGTACCCCCAGCTCCTCCACCAGCTAAGTTATCATTCAAGCCTTTCAAAGACTTAAACAGGTCACTGTTGGCTAAAGCGTTATTTTTAAAAATTGATAGTTCTGACATTGTCGTCTCCTTTACATGTCTTCGTCGAAAAGACCGGTCTCGTCATCGAGAAAGTCTATTTCTTCTAGGGCGTCTATTTCTAAGGTGTCTTCGGTATCGAGGTCTTTGCCCTCCTCGAAGTCTAGCTCTAATTGCTCCCCACTTTCAACTGCTTCTTCCGAAACAATTTCCGTAGCACCCAATAACAGCAGTGCTTCTTCTACTCTAGGGATCGAAAACCGATACGTACTACCCAACTTAATATAAGTATTTGCGGGTATTTTGTTAGTCTTAGCCCATGAACGTATCGTACTTATTGACACACGAAAATAACGCGCTACATCTTCAATCGGGACGAATCCCTTAAGTTCACTCATATAATCTCCTTACGATTTTCTAATTGAAACAACATACTCTGAGTCTACGTTCAAGCCTTTCGGCAGTAGGTCAGGATTCTCTTCTAAGAATTGCTTCATGTTCGTCTGGTTCAACGACTTGCTAAGCAATTCAGGCACTTGGTTGTCCACGACAAAGCGATACATAGACTCCCAATCGGATGTCCAGTATTTTGTTCTGGTGGAACGATAGAAAGTACCGTGATCTGTTTTAACGCTATTGACGTTTTCGGTCTTGCAATAATCAAGTAGCGCCTTCTTAATCTTTTCTTGGTGCTCTACTAACTGCTCGTCCTGCTCTTTGAAGTCTTTAGCAATCTCGCTACGCTTCTCTTTTATTTTCATATAAGCCTTAGTCAGCTTATCAACAGATACTTTTGACATTGTGTTCTCCTTTTTCAGCACCGACTTAGTGTCGGGATATTTAGTATAGTGTCGTATGATACCTTAGTCAATTATTTCTTTGTAAAGGTCAATCATTTTTGTGTGTACGTCAATTCTGTTATCAAGTAGTTGGTAAATGTGACGTTCTACTGGACTTCCTTGGAGCTGTATAACTGTACACGGATGTCGTTGCCCCGATCTATGTACCCGAGCGTTAGCCTGTGCGTACGTCTCCAATGAGGGTGTCGGTCCCCACCATACCACGGTATCTGCGGCAGTCAATGTAACCCCATGCGCGGCAGACTGTGGCTGAATAACTAGCACCTCTGGGTCTGTCTGTTCTTGGAACCGCTTGAATATCTCTGTACGTTTGTGTGCAGGTACGTCACCACGAATAACTGCTACGGTCACCCCGTCTTTCTCTAACTTTTCTGTAAGGATATCAATAACATGTTTGAATGGTACGAATATAAGAGCCTTGTTGCTCGTCTCGTCGATAACTTCTTTCAGCACCTTGTACCGATGCTTGATATCGAATTCTATTGCCTCACCGTTATCGGTGTACAAAGCACCTGCGGACAGTTGGAGTAGTTTGTTCATGTTAACTGCGGCATTGGCAGACGTGATCTGTTCTTCTGCGGCAACGATTGACATACGCTTGCGCAGTTCTTCGTAATATTTTAATTGTTGTCTGGTCATCTCGACTTCGCGTTTGACGTAAGTCATTTCTGGTAGGTCGAGGCACTGTTCTTTTGTAAAACGGATGGCAGGTTGAAGTGCGTTATGGACGATCTCAGATGCGTTCTCTTTGGGTATCCATCGAAACTGCGTAACCTTAAACATCACCTGATCCCGAAACGCACTAAAGAACTTAGGTACAGCTTTCGGATTAACAAGTTTAGCCAAGCCATAAGCATCAAGCGGACTCTGTGCGGCGGGTGTACCTGTCATCATCCACAACCAAGTATCTGGTTTCAAAAGAGCTTGTAATGTCTTCCACCGCTTAGTCTGTGGGTTCTTGTAGTGTGTTGCTTCGTCTACGATGATTAGATCGAACCCACCGTTAGCTATGACATCACGCACGATCTCTACACCATCATAATTTATTATCACGAAGTCACTTTCAGACTGTATTATCTCACTGCGTTTTTTGGCAGAGCCATACGCCACCGAGACTGATCGGTGCATTGCAAACGTAAACAAATCGTTACGCCATGCGGAATCCATAATCGACAACGGGCATATAACTAGGGCGCGTCGGATACGTCCTTGCTTCATTAGAAAGTCTGCCGCCCAGATCGCACTGGCTGTCTTACCTGTACCCTGTTCATTAAAGCAGAACGACTTTTGGTTAAGAGTGAGGAACGCGGCTGTGTCTTTCTGATGGTCAAACGGTTTGTGTTTGCCTGTCCATTCGTAACGTTCTTTGATTGGCGACGGTGCTTTGATATTCAGATTTCTTAAAACTTGCACCTCATCTAACCCCCAGTGCACGAGCACTTTGTTATCTTCTAGTTCTTTACTCTTCGGTATGACGGTCGTTACTTTCTGCGGGTGGCGCAGTCTTAATAACAACGCTTTGTTGTCTACGATTTCCAAAACATATTCTCCTTAATACAACTAATCCCACGAGACCGGCGTCCGTGTTTTATAAGTAGTCCCGCTTCGCTCACCGATGGGACTAGGTCGGCTTCATAGGTCGGATTGAAGTAGAACCCTGAGCTTGCTAGATTTTATTACGTGCATCTAGCCAACACGTAGCCACGGAGGGGCGACTATTTCTTTCTGCTTCTAGGCGGCTTGCTTAGCGCACCACCTGCGGCACGGTTCTTGCTTGGGCTTTGGAGTCGTACACCGTCACCATTACTACCACCTTTGGAAAGCGGTTTGTTGTGGGCAACATCTTTACCCTTGCGGTCTACACCTTTCTTATCCATAGCACGTCTAGCCCGTTGTCTTTCCATACGATTACCGTGCTCACCACGCTCTTTCTGCTGTTCGTATTCTTTCTTGTACGGTCTTGGCTTCTTAGTGTATGGCATTAGTTTCTCCCGTTGTGGGGGCACTCAGTTACTACGCAGTGTCGTCGGCATAACCCGCTAGGGTGTGCGTTCCACACATCGTTCTTAAACGCGGCTTCCATCTGACCGTAGTCAGATAACCACTTGCGCCACAACTTCTGTTCGTGTTCTTTGTAGTATGTATCTGTTATGAACTTATTTGCAACTGTAAATAACAGACCTGCCTTAACTATTTCGATCTCAGGAAAGTGTTTAAACAATGCGAGAGCCATTAGCTCCAACTGACCCTTATCGGCATACTTCGCACTCTTACCTGTCTTGTAGTCAATAACTTTAGCTTTCTTGTTCTCACGGTCTAGGATCACTAGGTCAGCAATACCACGGA